TTTTAATTAAATTAAGTCGAGTAATTGCTGCAGTCAGCATATTACTTTCAACATAATCTCTTACATCATCAATATCTTCAACTAGTTTATGTGTAAAAATTTTATCGTACATTAGTTCTTTTTTTCTGGTGTTGGATTAAAGTATTCCTTTAATCTATCAATCGTTAAAGATAGATTTGGGCTTTCTTCTTTTGTTTTTGTCCAAGATTCAGTTTGATACAGTTTTACTTCTTCCCAATAATTAAGCAAACCAGTTCCTATTTTATCTGGACTAGTAATTATAAAATTACCAAAAGATACTATTTCATTTGCTATCGAAATTGTTGTGTTTTCATACCATTCTGTAATTTCATCTTTAATTTTCTTTTCAGTTGATATAGCAGATTTTGGCATAAAAGTTAAAAGTAATACTAATATAATTGCAAATATAACTGCACCAATTAAATCTTGCTTATGAGATAAGTGTTTTGATATTTTAATTTTTGGTCGCCAATCCCAATCTCTATTAGTACTCATCTTTTCTCTATTCTCAAAAGATTCATCATTAACTTGTTTTTCATTAACGTGTGATTGTTTTTTATAATTGAAAGATTTAGTGTCCATTATTGTCTATCCTTAGTCATTTGTTTTGTTTGATATAACAACTCAGCCATTATACTCTTAGCCATTTGTTGCATTGAGTCTTCCATCTCAGCTTCAAATAGTTTTTTCTTACATTCACGATCACAGCTGTTTGGAATTAAATTTAAAACTACAGCATCATAGGTTGGATTCTTACGAGCCAAACTATGTATTGTGAATATAACACAAAATACTAATAAGACTTTAAATATAAATTTAAACATGTTTATTTTATTGTACTCGGTTAATGGTTTCTAAGTATCTTACTGTTTTACTAATAGCATTGTAGTATTCATTAGCGTGGTATAAATCTTGATATTCACTATCGCTAAGTTCACCCTCTGCTTTTTTAGTTTCAAGATATTCAATATCTTTTAATATATCTACTGATAGGTTTACAAGTGTATTAATGGTCATTAATATATCATTTGTTTTTATACTATTCATACATATATTGTACTATATTTCGTCTTAAAAGTAAAGTTTTATAGCAAGAAAAAACATAATAAAAACAATAGCTTAGATTAAAAGAAGTCTTCTAAACTACTTGTTTCTTCAGTTTTCCATCCTAAAGGTGTAATAATTAGTTTTAAAGCGTCTAAAAATACTTTTTGAAACATGGTGTCATAATCAATATATTCTCTAACATTAAATTCTTGTGGTATAGTATCTAAAAAGGAAATTACATTTGTTGATTGTAAAGGGTTAGGTGTTTTAAGAAGTATAAATTTAATCTTATCACTTTCTCTTATAAAATCTATTTTCTTTGATAGTTTTAGTTTATTTACAAAATAATTATGCATTAAAGCACCACGAGTATGTATTGGTGTTGATAGTTTATAAATCTTTACAGGGTCAGCATATTCGATTATACCTTGACACGATCTTGGGAATGCTATTTGTTCTGGGTTTAAACTAAAAAATTCTTTTTTATAGTTGTTAATAAAATTGAACAACTCATATTGATTACCATATAATATAGTAGGAATAGCTTCTCTAAGTTTTTTTCTTACAATCATAGGTGTACTTGATTTAATAATTTCTAAACCCATTATTTTAAATTTAGGTGTATCATAAGAAACACCTTCATTATCAAGTACTGATAGAATATATCTTTTCTTAGCAGTCCATATTGCTCTATCAGAAATACTTTCTCGTTTCATTATCATCTTATTCGTAGCATTATGACGTACTGCTAATTCATCATAACAAGTATTAATATATGGTATAATTTTATCTTGACAAATTTTATCTATAAATTCTACAATTTTTGGTCTATCAGGCATGTCTAGAAATGCTTGCTCTACTATTTTTTCAAAATTAACATATATTGAATCTGTATCAACTGCAATAATATAATCTTTATTCTCTGTTTTTAAAATTTTGTTTAAATAGTTATTCATTTTATTATGAATCCACCTTATAGCAAGTTGCCCACTTAACGTAATTGCTTCAGCCATACGAACATCAAAGTATCTAAAGTGTTCATTACCTAATGCGCCATAGGCACTATTTAAAGCAATCTTATATGCTAATTGTTCATTATTATATTTTGATATAACCAGTTTAAGTTTTGGATCTTTAGTTATTTGATATTGTTTTTCTGCTTCTAGCATTTTCTTTTTAGCAATATCTCTTTGAGCATAAAAAGTGTTCATAATATTCGGAAGCATACCTTCAATTTTAGTTGTATAAACTGAACCATTTGCCGCAACAGTTTCTCCTTCCTCAAATTCAGCTGGGGTGTTTAGATAATGGTCGACTCCTGATTTATAGGTTTTTTGTAATAACGTTTCTGGCGAAATATTATAATGCATAATTAAATGTGGATATAGAGAAGTCAAGTCAAAGCCAACAACCCATTTATGCATACCAAGTAATGGTTCTTTTACATATGCCCCTTCAAATTTAGAAGACTTTGATTTAACTGGTTTCTTTGGTGGTATAACTATATTTTTTTGTATAAGGTGATTATGTATAATCATATCCCATGTTCTTACTTGAGAATATACATCTGTAAAATTTACTTTTGCTTTATATGCGATAGAAACAATTAATTCAAGAAGACGCATTTTATCTTCAAGTAGAGTAATTAACTCTACGTCTCTTATGTTATAATCTACAAATTTATTCCAGTTCTTAGTATAAAACTCTTTAAAGGAAGCATACTCACTATGATCTAATTTAGAAATACCTAATTCATCTTGACAAATATCAACAAGCTTATAAGACTCTTTATTCGTGTAAGTATATTTTTTATATAAACTCATATAATCTAAAAGAGATATCCCTTCAAAATCAATATAAGTCACGTTCTTATTTCTTACTGAAATAGTTTTACTTGAAATAAAAGACCATGGGCTTAATTTCTTAGCCTGACTATCTCCTATTACTACCATACATCTTTTATAAAGATAAACTGTATCAAATGCACCTACGTTCCAACCAGTAATAATATCTGGGCAATTTTTATGCCACCATTTAACAAAGTCATCAAGCATAGCTTTCTCGTCAGAAAAAGCACGATATTCAATGTCTGTACGTTCACCTGTATATTTTTTTAAGCCCCATGTAATAATTTTTTTAGTATGAATATCTTGTATAGAAAGTAGTATAATAGATTCTGTTGGATTGTTTACATCAGGAAAACCATTTTCAGTAGTTGTTTCTATATCGAGTGAATAAATTTTTATTTTAAAATAGTCAAAATCTAAATTAACCTCAGGATACTTTTCACCAATATATTGATGAGAAAATGATAACATACCATGTACGTCAAAATTAGAGATTGTTTTAAACTCATCAAAGAATGTTCTTGCGTGTTTCATAGAATCAAAATTAACTCTATAGCAAGGGTTTCCGTCTAGTGTTTTGTAAGGTGTATCGCCTTTGCCTTTAGTAATATAACAATGCGGTTTAAAAGGGATTCTTTCTTGGATACGAGTACCAACGTCAGTAATTGCTCGAACGAGCACATCGTTAGCTGTAGTTGAAACGTTAGTGTAAAAATTTGTACCTATTTTTGAATTCATTTAGTCTTTCTCGCGAATATATCGCAACCTTTTTAATTTGAGTGGCGCACCACATTTGAAGGCACATAACAAATTTCTTCGTTTCTAAGAAGAAGAAGATAAAGGTACGCCACTATTTACTGGCTAGGATTTTACTCCTATCAGCAAATTTCTTAATTAGTTAATCGGTGCTAATTCAGATTTTTTAATTGGTGATTTCCAATTACTATATTTGAATTTAGTTCCATACAGTGCTTGAATACCAGCAGCAATAATTGCTCTTGTTGGTGTTCCTAGTCTGTAAAATGTCTTCCCAGCAATTTTATTGCCGTAGATCATATGACCTTCTGCTCTTAAAGTATCAATCATTGCTCTTGGAGACTCTAGATCAAATCTATCTCTAATTGTCTGCCATGCAACATTTTTACCAGTTGACATAAGTTTTAATACTCTGTCTTTTTTTGATGCTGATTTTAAGCTTCTTACTGAAGACTTTGAACCAAACATTTTTCTTAGTATAGCCATTATATATTTACTCCTTGTTTTATACTATTATTGTTTTATTTACTTTACTAGATATATTATATAATATAAATTCTTGCTAGTAAAGAGCCTTTAATTATACTATTAAAGATGGTTTTGTTATAATATCTAAACCAGAACCAAACATACGATTGTATTCGTTAGCTAATGCTTCTGCTGGTGTTGATATTGTTAATATCATATCTGAATTAAATGTGAAAACCTTATCTGATGAGAATGGAAGAAATGGTGCAAATGCTAATGACATTCTTTTTTGGTCTTTATCTTCACCTGATAATATAACAGCAGGTGCTTCAATAGTAAGTTCTTTTTCATCTTCTTTAATTACTTTACCAATCATATGTTGACCATTTAACAATACGATTATTTTAACTTGTGGATTATATTGATTCATAGACTATATTATATTATAAAAATACTTGCATGTAAAGGTTTAGAGAATAGGCTCTAATTCATCCTGAAGTAATTCTGATGGAGTTTTGATAGGTGTATCTGGTGTGGATATATGTTTCTGTAAAGTGAATGGTTCTTCACACTTGCATTGTTTAAGCAAACAACAAGGAATGCCTAAACAAGTAAGGTGATTAATACAATCTTTGTGATGATTGTTCATTTTTTATAGAAAACTACTTAATGCAGTAAGTATTGCTAAAACAAAAACTATAATGAATGATATGCCTACAAATATTTCATATATAGGTTGATATTCTTTATAATTAGTTTTTACTACTTTTTTAGCTTTACTTATCCATTTGTTTTCACATATGTTATAAGGTATCATTTTATTTTTCTCTTTAAATGTATTTTTGATTGGTGGAATAATTAAACTCCACCAATCTTTCAAATAGATTATTTTACTTCTATTTTTTTTGGTTTTTTATGTTCTGGGATTATTCTTTCAAGAATAACTTTTAACATACCATTTAGATATTGAGCATCTTTTACTTCGATATTCTCAGATAGTGCAAACGATCTTTCGAAAGCACGATTTGCTATACCTTTGTATAGATCAACATCTTTTGATTTTGATT